TTCTGTAGACCAACCTGACAAATTAAGAGGTGCAAGAAGGCATATTTTATACGTTAATGAGTGTAATAATATAGACTTTGATAGTTATTATCAAATGGCAATTAGAACATCAGGCGATATATGGTTAGATTATAACCCTGCATCTTCATTTTGGGTAGATAAAGAAATATTAACACAAGATAATATAGACTTTATTACATTGACTTATTTAGATAATGAAGCGTTATCAGATACTATAATAAAAGAAATAGAATCAGCAAAGGTAAAAGCATTAACATCTACATATTGGGCTAATTGGTGGCAAGTATATGGACTTGGACAAACAGGTTCTTTAGAAGGTGTATGTATAACTGATTGGAATGAAATAGATATGCCAACAGATGCAAGAATATTATGTTATGGAATGGATTTTGGTTATAGTAATGACCCTACTTCTTTAGTAGCTATGTATAAATATAACGATGCTTACATATTTGATGAATTGATTTATAAGAAAGGTTTATTAAACAACGATATATCTAATCTATTAAAAGCAAATGAAGTAAACGATATTGTTTACGCTGATAGTGCTGAACCAAAATCAATAGCAGAACTAAATACATACGGTCATAACATATTACCAGTATCAAAAGGTAAAGATTCAATCTTATATGGTTTGAATTTAATCAATCAAAATAAGATATATGTTACATCAAGAAGTAAGAACTTAATTAATGAATTAAGAAACTACATTTGGATGGTAGATAAAACAGGTGTTAAAATGAATAAGCCAATTCATTCGTATAACCACGCAATAGATGCTATGCGTTATGCTATAATGAGTCAATTAGAAAACCCAAATAAAGGAAACTATTTTATATATTAATGACAAGTAAACAACGCAAAATACACGACAAATGAGCTACGGACAAATGATTGCCACAATACAATGTTACTTACATCACGTTAAGAATGTAGAAGTAATGATTAACCTACCAAGAAATATAGGTGAAATTAAAAAGATGCAGCAAATGTATTTAATAGCTTCTGCTTATTTAAGTAGTTAAAGTTTTGTTAAAAAATAGATTGATAGTTTTGAATGTTAATAAATGTTATATATTTGTACTCAGATAACAACAAACAAAAAAAATAAGATGCAAACATTAATAATGGAATTAGAAAACAAATTTACAGGAGAATTAAAAATTACTAAACAACATTCAACAAATGTATTATCATTTAAAGATATGTTTATTAAAGGAACTAAAACTACAAAATGGTTGTTAGGTGATTGGAATTTGTCAAGATGTTATATTGAAACTAAATAAATAGTAATAATCCTTTTATAAGGAAAGCCCATTGTTATTTGGTACTGGATTTTTAAATGCAAATCGGTTATGAGCAAAACCCAAATATTATTACTATTTTTATTTAAAAATTTAAAAACAAAAAATATGAAAACAATTAAAGTAGCAGTAAATTATTGTGGTATAGAATTTGAAGTTAAAGGGTTCTATATAAAAGGTGATGACTATGATTATACAGGTAGTTGTATTGAAGATGTAGAAATATTAATAGAAGGTGTTGATGTATATCAAATACTATCTACAAAACAAATGAATGATATAATAGATTTAGCAATACACGAAATAGAAGATTAATTTAATTTGGTTAATTAATAATTGGAAATTAGACTTACAGAAATGTAGGTCTTTTTTTATTTTAATAGCTTTGCTATTTAGTTTAATACAATTATAACTTTATTTTATTATTATCAAAAACAATAATATGAAGTTAGAAATTAGCATACCTACAGAATTAAAAGAAATTAAGTTATCACAATATCAAGCGTTCTTAAAGATAGCTAAAGATAATGAAGATGAAGAATTTCTACATCAGAAGATGGTGCAAACATTTTGTGGAATAGATTTAAAAGAAGTAGCTGAAATAAGATATAAAGATGTAGTTGAAATTACAAACTCTTTAGGTAAAATGTTTGATGTTAAAAACCATAAGTTTATAAATAAATTTAAACTTGGTGGAGTTGAATTTGGATTTATTCCTAATTTAGACGATATGACCTTTGGGGAATATACAGACTTAGACACATATATAACTGACTGGGAACAGATGCATAAAGCAATGGCAGTATTATATAGACCAATTAAAAAGAATGGCTTAAATGGAACGTATGAGATTGAAAAGTATAATGGTTCAATAACATATTCAGATGTAATGAAACACGCACCTTTAGATGTAGTGTTTGGTGCTAATGTTTTTTTTTACACTTTAGGCAACGAACTATTGAAAAGTACGATGACTTATTTGGAGAACAACAAGGAGATTCAGACTATTCTGCATCAGCACAATTCGGAAAAAGATGGGGATGGTATAGTTCAATCTATGCTATCGCTCAAGGAAACCTTATCCAATTTGATAGAGTTACCGAATTACCAATTAACCAATGTTTAACATATTTAACATTTGAGAAACAAAAGAATCAAATAGAATCAGATTTAATAAAAAAAAATAGATGAGTACATTTTACGAAATAACACAAGCAATAAAAAACAAACTACAAGAAGATTTGTTTGTCAATACAGTAACTACTGGCGATATATTTAAAGTTGATTTAAACAAACAAACTATATTTCCTTTGAGTCATATTATAGTTAATTCAGTTTCATATCAAGGTGCTGTTTTGAATTATAATATATCTATTTTAAGTATGGATATTGTAGACGAAAGTAAAGATTTAACTACAGATATATTTATAGGAAATGACAACGAACAAGATGTTTTAAATACACAATTAGCAGTTGCAAATAGATTCTTAGAAGTATTAAATAGAGGTTCGTTAAGTGATGATTATGAATTAGTAAATGGTTCTGCATCAATAGAATTCTTTACAGAAAGATTTGAAAATAAAATAGCAGGTGTTACAACTACATTTGATATTGCAATACACAATACGATGACTAAATGTTAAAACTTGAAAAAGTAAATAAGACTATTGAAATGTTTCGTGACTATGTTATTAGAGAATCAAAAGATAATCTTAAAAGAACAGGTCATAACAATACAAGTGCATTAGCAAATAGTATTAAAGGCGAAGTAGTTTCTGAAGATGGATTTACTATTGTAGGATTTACAATGGCTAATTATGGTACGTTTGTAGATTTAGGAGTTAAAGGTAAAACAAGTTCAACAAAAGCACCTGATAGTCCTTATAAGTTTGGTAGTGGTAAAGGAAAAGGTAATGGTGGTTTAACACAAGGAATTAAAAAATGGGTTAAACAAAAAGGTTTTCAATTCAGGAGTAAAGAAGAAGGAAGTAAAGGTAGATTCTTAAGTTATGATTCAACTGCTTATTTAATTACAAGAAGTATATTTCACAAAGGGATTAAACCAAGTTTGTTTTTTACAAAACCATTTGAAGCAGGTTATAAGAAATACATAGATACAGATTTATTAAAAGCATTTGGTCAAGATATAGAAACAATGGTAGATTATAATTTAAAAGATATAAAATGAACATAGTAAAAATTTATAAAGAAGATGATATAATTCAAACTTTTACAATTAAAAGCGAAAATACAATTGACTCAAGTCAATACATAATTTTATGGGGTTGTAAAGAGGAAATATATATAGATGAAGAATTGATTGAAACAAAATATCATACAGTATGAAAGTAGTTAAAGTAAGAAGTCCATTTGTAATTGAAGTAAATGAAGCTGGTGCAATAGGTAGCAAAGTTGAATTATATATTTATCCTTATGGAAGTTCAGTTCCTGCAACTCCAACCTATACACTATCAAAATCAAATCCAAGTACAACTCAATTGAGTACCGTTTACAATGTTTCAAATTATGTAAAAGAATATATTGATAATATTAAAGCAACCTATGTTCCATTTTATGGTGAGGTTGAGCAGAATAATGAATGGGTAAAATTTCAAGTTAAAAGATATAAATTAGTAGGGACTACTTATACACTTTTAGATACAATTGATTATCAAGGTGTAAATGGATTTACAGATTATACAAGTGGAAATCAAAATCCAAGCGAAGTAAAAATATTATTATTATCAAATACAAGTATTAATAATTATTACTATAAACAAACTACATATCCAAGCTCATTAATACAGTATTTTAATTTATTAGTTGATAAGCCAACAACCACAACTACTACAATAGATGTAAAATACGAAAGGATAGACGGTACTGTTTATTCAATTACTAATAATTTAGCAGTTGGATTTGGTGGAATTTTTAATTTCGCTCAAGCAATAACACCAATAAAAGGCGATGGTAATTTTGTTAACGGATGCAAGATTACAATCACATATACACCTGCAACAGGAAGTGCTATAATTTTACCTTCATTCTATACATACCCAATTGAGGAATGTAAATACACTCCGATACTTTGTGATTTTATAAATAGATATGGTGGATGGCAAACAATTACTTTTTTTAAGGCTCAAACAAATGCTATAAACGTAAAAAGTTCTGAATATAATTTACTACCTGATGCAATTGATTACAATGTAAATAAAGGGCAAAGCAAGGTTTTTAATATAAACGGAACACAAACTGTTAAATTAAATACAGGTTGGGTTGATGAAAATTACAATGAATTAATAACTGATTTGTTATTAAGTGAAACTGTATTGTTAGATAATAAACCTGTAAAAGTTAAAACACAATCACATACTTACAAGACACAATTAAAAGATAAAATGATAAATTTTGAAATTGATTTTGAATATGCTTTCGAATTAATAAATAATGTTATATGATAACAGTAGGTATATATATTAAAGATGCAACTACATTAAAATACAATAGAGTAGAATTATTTAACGATGAAAAAATATCTGTTACAAGTTCTATTCAGAATATAAATGATATATCTAAAACATATACGGATTTTAGTCAAACATTTACAGTTCCAGCTACTAAAAACAATAATAAGATATTTAAACATTGGTATGAAAATAGTAATAATAATGCATTTAGCACATTAGTAAAAGCAGATGCATATATTGAATTAGATACAATTCCATTTAGAGTTGGTAAGATACAGTTAGAAAGTTGTAATATTAAAGACGGTCAAGCACAAGATTATAGTATTACATTTATAGGTGCATTAGGAAGTTTAAAAGATAGATTTGGTGGTAAAAATTTAAATGCAATAGATTTATCTTCAAGTACAATATCTTACAATGGTACAATAGTTAAAAATAGAGTTCAAAATACAGGTACTTTTGATGTTAGATTTCCATTAATATCTTCTAATAGATTATGGGCAGAAACAGGAACAACTCAAAATGTAACAACTACTGGTGGTGCTATAAGTTATCTTGAGTTATTTCCTGCTATAAAATTAAAGAAAATATTTGATGCTATTGGCACTTATTCTGGAGTTACTTTTAATGGTAATTTTTTAACTGATGCAAGATTTACAGATGCTTTTTTATATTTAAAAAATGATAATCAATTTATATTAAAAACATTGCCTACTGTAATTAATTTTACTACAACATCAGGAGATATAACATTTGCAACATTTAACACTACAACTGACAAAGCAACATTATCTAATTACGATGCACCAGTTGGAAATACTTATGTATCAGCATCAATTGATTTCAATATAAAATTTACTGTTGCAAATCTTGAATTTAATATTTTAGTTTATAAAAATGGAGTTTTACAAAATACATTTACTAAATTAACAAAGACAGCATTAACATCTTATAGAATTTTCAGCACTACTTCACCTATTGGTGATTTTGCAGGAGAATATAACTATGTAATTACAGCTGAAGAACCAGTGTCATTTACTGATGTAAATATAAAATATAATTATACTTATAAAGATAACATTACAAGTGTACAAACAACAAAAACGTTAACAGCTACAAAACCAACAGCACCAACTGTAACTACAACTTCAAATATAGATTTGTCATCTTATATTCCTGATATAAAAATAGAAGATTTCTTTAGTGGTATTTTAAAACAATTTAATTTAACTTGTTATTCAGAAACTTCAAATGTTTATACTATAAATACTATTGAAACTTATTATTCATTAGGAACAATTAAGGATATTACAAAGTATATTAAATCTGACAGCATAAATTTAAATAGGTCAAAAACATATAAGAAAATAAATTTTGATTATGAGAAAAGTAATTGTTTTTTATCACAAAAATATTTTTCAAATAATGGTGTTGAGTATGGAAATTTAAAAGCTGACTTAGGAACTGAAGGCGAAGATTATGTTATAAAATTGCCATTTGAAAATTTATTGTTTTCAAAGTTTACAAGTCAAGATTTACAACTTGGATATTGTTTAGATAATAATTATCAACCCTATATTTCTAAGCCAATTATATTATATAATTATGGACTTGTAAGTTCAAGTTTTTACATAAATGATGGGTCTGCTGATTATCCATTAACTAATTATAATGCATTTGGGCAAGATTTATTAGTCAATGGAATTAATTATTCTTTAAATTTTGGTTCTGATATTAGTAGCTTATTATTATACCCAATAGAAAACAGTTTATACAATCAATACTATCAAGCCTATTTAAAAAATATATTTGATTCTAAAGCACGATTAATTAAAGTTAGTGGTATATTACCAACATCACTATTAACATCGCTTAAATTAAACGATAGAGTTATAATAAGAGATAAAAGATACATTATAAATTCATTTACAACGGATTTAACAACAGGTGAGGCTTCATTTGAATTACTAACTGATTTAAGAACATTATGATAAAACAAATTTTAGAATTATTATCACTACACGAACATTACGGACAAAGTGAAGTAATAGAAATAGCAAAGGGAAAACATCAATTAGTAAAAACTTGGAAGCAAGGATTTGAACAAATAAAAAGACAATGGAAAATAAAATAGTTACGTTAAAAATAGAAAGCAATTTAAATAGTATAACTAAAGATGTTAAAAAATTAGGTAATAGTTTTGAAGATACTGCTGATGAAATAAAAGGAATACAGAAGTCAACTAAAAGTGCTGAAGCAGGAGTTAAATCTTTGGCTGATGGATTTAAAGGAATGGGTCTTGCTATAAAAGCCATTGGTATTGGTTTGGTAATGGAAGCCTTTAATTTGTTCAAAGAAGTATTAGGTAAGAATCAAAAAGTAGTAGATGGTTTTAATACTGTTATTGGTGCTTTATCTATTGCGTTTAATGATTTGTTTGGTTTTGTTTTTGATAATTTTCCTACAGTAATTAAAATCTTTAAAGATGTATTTGAAAACCCAACTACCTATTTAAAAAAGTTTGGTGATTTAGTTAAAGAAAATTTAATAGAAAGGTTTAATTCATTTTTAGATACTATAGGTTTTGTAAGTGATGCAATTAAAAAAGTATTTGAAGGTGATTTTGCAGGAGCAATGAATTCTGTAAAGAAAGCAGGTAAAGAATCTTTAGATGTTCTTACGGGTGTTAATAATTCGTTTGATAGAGGTAAAAAAATAGTTGGTGATGCTGCTGATGCAATAGGTAAATATGCAGTAAAAACTTT